ATGAAGTTGGAAGAAGCCGGGATTGGGTGCTACGAGTACGGTCAGGACGGTCGTAAACCTCGTCAAACAAAGCGGCCACAATTGGTGCTGAATGATGCGATCTTGCCGTGGATCACTTTTGAGCAACCAGAATTTAATCGCGTGCTGCATTGGTTACGCAGTCAGGTCATCACGGAAACCAAAGGCGTGTTTACTGATCTGATCGCACGCATCAACAATTTTGACTTTGTATTTGGAACCGGAGGCATCCATGGATCAGTGGAAAGCGAAGTTATTGAGTCAACTGAAAACGAAGTCATCATCGACCTCGACGTTAGCTCCTACTACCCGAATCTGGCGATTACCAATGGGTTCTATCCAGAGCATTTGGGAAAAGCCTTCTGCACCATCTACAAAAACCTCTACGAACAACGAAAAACCTATGCCAAAGGCAGCGCCGAAAACGCGATGCTGAAACTGGCGCTTAACGGCGTCTATGGTGACAGCAATAACCAGTTCAGCGTTTTCTATGATCCGCTGTTCACAATGAAGATCACGCTCAATGGTCAATTGTTGCTGTGCTTACTGGCTGAGAATCTAATGAAGATCCCCGGTATGCAATTGATTCAAATTAACACTGATGGTTTGACGATTAAAGTGCCTCGCGATCAACAAATGAGCGTTGAAATGTGCAAGATGTGGTGGGAAAACACAACCGGGCTGGAACTTGAGCGCAATGACTATCAAACGATGTTCATTCGTGATGTCAATAATTATGCTGCGGTATACACCAATGGCAAAGTTAAGCGCAAAGGCGCTTACGAATACGAGATGGATTGGCATCAGAATGCCGGTGCGCTGGTTGTGCCCAAAGTCGTTGAGAAAGTGTTGGTTGAAGGTGCGCCGATTCGCGAGACAGTTGAATCATGGCCAGACATCATGGATTTCATGTTGCGCACCAAGGTTCCACGCAGCAGCTATCTGTGCATTGAGTATGACGGTCAGCAGTACCAGATACAAAATATCAGTCGATATTACATCGCTGTGGGTGGCGGTCGATTGTTTAAGTGGATGCCACCCTTAAAAGGTAAAAACGAGTGGCGCAAGATTGGTGTCGAGTCGGGATGGGGCGTGCATATTTGCAATAATCTTAACGAGGCATGGAAGATGCCGATTGATTATGACTACTATGTGCGCGAGGTTGAGAAACTTGTTTTGGGGTTGTCATGAGTGCAAATGAAAAACAGGTCGCAGGTAATCACTATAAAACAATGCAAGTACAGCCATGGAATGTTGTCGATTCGTGGCCTGTCGATCAGCAGATTGGATTTTATCGCGGTAACGCTTTGAAATACCTGATGCGTATGGGCACAAAGGACGAGAACGAACAGGAAATCGCCAAAGGTATGCACTACATGGAAAAACTTCTTGAGGTGCTTCGTGCTAGAGAAAGATATTGAAGCTAGAGTCTGCGCTTATGCCAGAACAAAAAATGTATTGGCATACAAGTTCACCAGCCCTGCACGCATGGCTGTACCTGATCGCATGTTCATTTCTGAGTCAGGTCGCATCTGGTTTTGTGAATTCAAGCGCAAAGGTATGAAACCCACGGAGGCACAAAAGCGTGAGCACTTGAGATTACAGCAGCACAAGGTAAGTGTGTTTGTTATTGATGATGTGGAACAAGGTAAGTTGATGATCGACTTGATGGTGGCATGATGCTCACCCCTAACCTTCTTCACGATTACCAGAAGAAAGCCGTAAACTTTCAGTGCACGCGGCCTAATTCGATGTTGTGGCTCGACATGGGCCTCGGCAAAACGGTAATCACGTTGACTAGCATCGCGCATCTGTTGTCTACCAAGTTTTTGTCTGGTGTCATCATCGTGGCGCCCATTCGAGTCATTCGACTGGTGTGGCGACAAGAAGCGGTTAAATGGGAGCATACAAAGCATTTAAAGTTCAGCATGGTTGCTGGCACACGGGATCAACGCACACGCGCTTTATTGCGCCCTGCCGATGTGTATCTCATCAACTACGAAAATCTGCGTTGGCTTGGTGAAACACTGCAAACATACTTTATTGAGAAAAATAAACCGCTACCATTTAACGGCATCGTTTGGGATGAAATCAGCAAAATGAAAAACAGCAGCACAATTCGAGTGAAGTCGATTCGCAAGGTGCTGCCGTCATTTGCATGGACCACTGGACTCACAGGTACACCGGCATCCAATGGTTATAAGGACCTTCATGGTCAGTTTTTAGTCGTCGATAAAGGACAACGACTGGGTACCAGCAAAACTGCGTTCAAGACCCGTTATTACAAGAAAGTCGGACCTTATAAGGAAGTTGCATACGAGGATACTGAAACCACAATCAAGCATCTTATTGGCGACATTACACTTGAAATGTCGGCAGAAGATTACAACCCTTTACCTGATTTAATTGTTAATAATGTCGAGATTGAAATGCCTGACGCGCTACGGGCAAAATACGAACAAATGGAGCGCGAATTCTTTTTGCAATTGGATAGCGGCAACAGTGTCGAAGTATTTAATCAGGCGTCGCTAACAAACAAATGCTTGCAATTTTCCAATGGTGCCGTGTACCCGATACCGGGAATGCCATTGTGGGAACCAATTCATGATTTAAAGCTGGAAGCACTGGAAGATATTATCGACGAGGCACAGGGTAGCCCGGTACTTTGTGCCTATGCTTATGTGTCCGATGCTGAACGGATCATGGCAAAGTTTAAACACCTTGACCCAATCAATCTGACCCAATGTAAAAGTGAATCGTCATTGAACAATGCAATGCACCGCTGGAAAACAGGTGACTGTGCCTTGATGATTGGTCATCCTGCATCCATGGGTCATGGCATTGATGGCCTACAGAAGAATGGTCACATACTGGCATGGTTTGGCCTGAATTGGTCGCTTGACTTATACGATCAGTTTAATGCCCGTGTGCGTCGTCAGGGTCAAGGCGTGCCAGTTATTTGCCATCGCATCATGATTGACAACACACTGGATGAAGCACAGGCACTGGCACTTGACGATAAAGCACGAACAGAAAAAGCACTTCGCAACGCAGTTAAACAATATCGACTATCGAAAGGAATGTGATGGCTAAAAGTTACCGTGATGTTGAAACTCGGATTATTCAATGGGCAGAAGCACGCAAGATTATCCCCAATGCAAAACCCTACAGTCAATTATTAAAAGCTGTCAGTGAGATGGGTGAACTGTGCGACGCAGAGAATAAGAATGATCTTGATAGCATCAAAGACGCTGTGGGCGACACCATCGTTTGTTTAATCAATTACTGCGCTTTAAAAGACATCGACATTGTGGATTGCTTGGAGCTTGCCTATGCGCAAATCAAGGACCGCAAGGGAACACTGATGCCGAGTGGAGTATTTGTCAAAGAGGAATGATATGATCAAGGAAACCATGGAGGGATTTATGCTCAAGGAAGCCATTGATCAAATTGCGTCACTTTTTAAAACACCCAGCGCCGAGGTGCTTGCTGTTCGTGAACTTGATGAGGCCAAGCGCAAACTGCTTCAGGCTCAAAGTTCTTATGAGTATTACAGGTGCATTTGTGAATACAACGAAGATCGGATAAAAAGACTCAGCGAATATATCGCTGGAATACCGAAGCATCCTTTACAGGAGACATATCGTGAAAGCAAAGCGAAAACTTGATGTTGTGAACAAGATGGAGTTATTTGACGACACACCCGATCTCGTTGAAAAACTCGATAAACAGCATTGGCCAGACGCCGCGAGACATGTTCATCAGATGCACATTCTCATGAAACACATGGCTGCGGAAATCAAGAAACTCCGTAAAGATTTACGTCGATATGAGGATGATGGCAAATGATGACTTTTTCCAAAATTATCTTGGTAAGCGGAATGCTGATTGGTGTCGGTTTGTTTCTGTTTATTGGAGCCGCATTTTTCTATTTGGTCTTTGTAAAAAAAGGCCCCGACATTAAGCCGGGGCGAAACCCACGAAGTGCTTTGGTGGTGGAGGAGAGTACACCACACCCCGTGAGTGGAGACACCATTGAACGCTATCGCGTTAATCTTTCGTAGTTGCTTCGGCACTCTTTGAGGTAGACTTGACAGGTTCTGGCTGCGGCAGCTTCCCCTGCAAGAAATTCTCCATCCGAACGATATAGTCCCGCTCCAGTACATCCGGCGGTAGTGGCTCCAGTGTTGGCGGTACCGGACACGGCACTGGTTTGGGTGGGACGGTCGGACCTGTCGCGCACGATGTTAGTAAGGGCAGCAATGCGAGCATTGGCATCACGAAGCTGCTTGTTCCTTTCTTCACGCTCATTGTCTGCACCTTTCTGAAGTCCTTGTTGCTTTTCACGCAGTTCCTCTAATGCTTTGGCGTGGGCATCTGACTGTTTCTTTGCATCCTTGTCCCATTGCTGCTGGATGCGTGCAGCGCCCTGTGCATCACCTGTGTGCTCACCGTACATGTAAGCGCCGCCAATGGCGAGCACCGCAGCCAGAATGAGCCATGGGTTCATTCGCCCCTCGCCATGTAAAGCGCCTTCTCGTCATTACGACGCTTGACCAAGCCCGGAAGCACTTTACCAGCCGCCTTGACATATTTCATCAGTTCTTCAGCCGCACCTTCGTAATCACCTCGATTGTGCTTCATGCGAAGCGTGGAGCGTTGTAGCGTGCCTAGCCCAACATTGAATGCAAAAGAAACCAGCGCTCCCATGCGGCTTTGGTTAAGACCAGAAGGGCAATAACGATTAACCCCTGAGACAAAGCGTTGTAGGTCTTTTTCAAGCGTCTGATCGACTTCTGTTTTACTAAATGTTCTGTCATCTTTTCGCTCCAATGGGAATGTCTTACGCTGGTCTACAGGCATCTTCCCTTGTTCTGGGTACATCACATGACCCACACCCACGGTCCACAGGTGCGCCGGACACCGATATGGTTTGTATCGGACGCCCTCATGATGCTTCAACATTGGTAGAACTGCCGGGTGCAGACTCATTTTTTCGCTCCACGGGAACCAAACCACATGGCGATAATCGTGCCCAACATGGCCATTTCGTCCTCATCAAATACAACTGCCATGATCTTTACAAAATCTTCAGGAGTTGCGATGACGGTACCATGCCACATGATCCAACCCATCGACATCAAATTGATGATGAACAGTTCGATCACCAGCAGATAAGTGACGCCGGGGCGAGTAAAGGCCGTTAAATCCTTGACCCATTGACTTGCTTTGTCGGTTAGGCGTTCTTGCTGTGCGTAGATCATACCCATTTGCTCCATGTACTGAGCATGTTCCTGAGCATCATCCATGCGGATTTCTTCAGTCTTATCTGAAGGAGAGAATCCTTTTTCAGCCAGACGCAACTGCTGCTGCATCTGCATGTGCATAATGTCGAGTTCGTGTTTCTTATCCGATGCGTCCTGCATTCGGTCAAACCATCGCGGCAACAGTGCGATAAGATAACCACCTAACGTCGAAAGCATTGTCCACATGTCATTCCCCTTTCATTAGCTCTAAAAATTCTTCACGCATTTTCTTTAATTTTTTACCCTCATTGATCGCATAATCTGTTGCCACATTGGCCCGATGTAATGCTGCATTCAAGTCACCCCACATCAATGCCAACACTGGCAACAACATCATGAGCACAACAAACAAGACCACCAAGAGTACGGAAAGATATTTTTGTAAGTTTGCGTCAGACGAATGAGGATCATTAGGCCGTTGAACCACGCTAGGACGAACACCAGCGCCCCAATCCACACCGCCTTTGCCTTTAGGTCCTCCCACGCCCTTGCCCGTTGCCATTGCTCCACCTGTGCTTTCCGCAGTTCTTCAGCAAGTGCTTCGTTTTGTTCTTGCACCATCTCCATCCAGAGTTTCTCGAATCGTGTCCATAGATCACCTAATTCGGGTGGTGCGTTATAAACCATTTCTTCACGAACTTTTGCAAGCATGTCGTCAAGCTGGTATCTGAGTTTCAGTCGTTCAAGCACTCGACGCGCCAATGATTTATCGCCTTTATAGACCTGCTTGGCTGATACTTCACTGGCAATGTATGCCTTGGCTAATTTGCTGTACTCATCAACAAAAGTTCCAAGATGATCCCAAACATCATTTAGAACATCTTCAGGTTTCTTTTGTGCGATTTCTTGGACACGTTTGACTTCTTCGTTGTACTGTTTTTTCTGTTCAGGTGATGGGTTACTAAGTTTATTGAACTGCGCTTTCAAGTCTAGCAAGACATCTTTTACATCGCCGCCGGTGGACTTGATTTCTTTGTAGAGCGCGACACCCTTTTTCGCCAGATCGATTGCCGTGGTGGCGGCTTTGTAACAGGCGATAAGGGTGGCTGGGTCAATTTTGTTACCCCTTTAAAACCAGAGTCAGAAGCAATACGATGATGGCACCAGCGCTACTGATAAGAATGGTTTCAAGACGCTTTAATCTAGCCCAGATACCAGCGTAGCGTTCAGCACACACTGCTTCATGGGTGTTGAACTTTGACTCCAAATCCATTTCTCATCCTTTCTTATAGTGCGCCAATATCTGACGAAGTTAATGCAATAATATCGCTGCTAGAAAGTGCGTCTACCTGTGCGCTGCCAATAGCCATCGCCTGTTCTGTTTCAATAACAACAGCACCCGGCAACTGGTACTCAACCCACTGGCCTTGGTCATCATTCCACTTCCAGCGATAGCCTT